AGCTAATGCCAATTGAACTGTTGCGGCTCCAGTATTTTTGTCTAATGCTACGAAGTTGTCTGCGAACTCAGGAAGTGTTTTTAAATACTGTAAAGTAGGAATCAAACCTTTATCAATGATATTGTAGAAAGGAGCTTTCACAACCTCATCAGTCAAGATGTCTTGTGCTGCAATTCCGGAATCACTTAACAACGCAATACGCTGTAAATCCAAAGCCATTGCTTTAGCTACTAAATCCTGAATGAACAAAGCCATTTCAGTACCAGTCAAATCTTTTCTTTTGTATCCGTTATTCAAACCCCATTGTAAGAATGAGTTTTCGAAATCAGCATAACAATATTCCAATTTAACTTCCGCTAATTTTGGATTCCATTTTTGCGAGAATGCTGGGAAATCAGGAGAAATACCATTACCTCCACATCCTGCTGATGCTTTAGTGATGTATTCAAATCCTTTCATTGCGGCTACTTGCTGACCTCCTTTAATACCAGGAACAATGGTAAAGAAGTTTTCAGTTGGCTCATAGAATAAATCGTTCATTACGATTTCTCTTGTGTCTTGGATGAAGCGATCACTTGTCGCTAAATCTTTAAAATCGGCTATTAATCCCATTTCTTATTTCTTTTTTTCGTTTAACTTCTTTCTTGCTTCAGCTACTTTGTCGGCATCATATCCGGCAACGACTGGTTTCTTTTTCTCTGGTGTTTCAACTGGTGGAACATCATACTTTGATTTCACTGTTTTACCCATTTCAGTTACTCGCTTGTCAACTTTTCCAAATTGCTCACCTAGTAATTCAAATGCTTCTTCATTATCTTTTTGCGCCGATTCAAATTTTGATTTGAAAGCTGAAAAAGATTTGCCAATTGCATTTACTGAATTCATCACTTCTTGAAGTGTTGGTTCCGTTTCATTGGCTGCTTCAGGAGTATCATTGATTTCAGTAATTGTACCATCTACGGTAACAATTGAACCACCATCAGGCAGTAAGTGCGTAGCGTTGTCTTTTCCCTCTTCATTGGGAACTGGACCGCCAGCATCATCTACGACATTGTCGCCAACTTGTGGCATTTCAGCATCAGTAACAACAGTAACGATAGAGCCATCAGCCAAAGTGATATCTAAATCGAAAGTGTCTTCTTTCGTGCTGAACTTCTTTTTTAGTTTGTCTAAAAAGCTCATATTAAAATTGATTAAGGATTTACGATTGTGGTAATTGAAATAGCGTTCAAAGAAATCTTGAATGATTTCAGGGTTTTTGTTTACGCTTTCAAAAAGTGCTGGATTTTCGTCTAAGAATTGCGTTACAACTATTCCTAAATCGTTTGGATTTGATGAAAAAAGAGCGTTTGTAGCTGCTGGATCATCCACTAAATCAGAAGAGGTAATGTCATTTAATTCTAAAACTTCAAATCCTTCTACTAAAGTTGGCTTTTCATTTCTGATATGGGTAATGTGAATTGAATTTCCGAACATATCAGGGTTTGATTCTGACATATCCATGATATAATCATACATCATAATTCCTTTTCCTTCTACCTGTGTTTTTTTAGTGATAGGATCTAGATGCAAATCAGCAAAGCAATTGCCATTTTGAATATTGAAGTTCTTGTAACGGCCAATATAAGTACCTAATGATGTAGCGCACATGCTTGGATGACCAAAACGGGATTTCACTCCTTGCGTTTGTGCATTGCCTTTTTCGACTAAAGAAATAATAAACTTCTCATCGAAATAAGAATCATTCTTATTCTTCCCAAAATTCGCAATTGATACATTTTTCAATACATCATTTTCCCTATCCACATTTATATGTGAAGAGCTGAAATTTGGCAAGGAATTGAATTGTTTTTTTGACATATCAGTAATATATTATATTACCTACAAAGTAAAGAAGTATTTTAAATTTTAATAGTTAACAGAAATTAGCTATATTTGTGATATGATTGTACTTTATGTTTTGGGAGCTTTATTTTTAATTATTGCCTGCTACTTGTGGGTGAAGTTTGTATTGGCTTTGTGCAATATATTGAACAATTATTTTAACCGGAATAAAATTAAAGAGAATGCCAATCCGTACATTATTGAGCAAAAAGCAAGGATGTGGAATGACCAACAATATGAAGATTATTTGAAGTGGATGCGAACGAAAGGCGAAGGAATGACCATTGAAAAGATAATGACAAAAGACGAATTTGAAGCCAACGAAAAAATAAAAAAGTACCTATAGATTAGGTACTTTTTTATTTGGATAAATCAGAAACTATTTTCTTTATGCTTTGCCAACTTAATTTATGATCTTCTGCTAAAAATTCATAACAACAATACACACATACCTTTTGATTCCTTAGTTCATGGAACTTTTCAAATATTCCTATATTTCTAATCCAAGAAGGATCTATTAAACCTATCTGGGTAAGTTCTTTTATTTCTACGGTACGGTGTTTCAATTTCGTGTATAGCATGAAACAAATATAGTAATATTTTATATTACCATAAACCTTTAGGACATTTATAATCTTTGCTTCTCACCGCTGTAGAAAGTGGACAACCACAATCATCACAATACATTCCTTGAATTTCACTTATGGAGTAATCCGGTAAGATGGCAGTGTGTAAACCATGTTTTGCAAATGGACAACTTATACAAATTTCAGCTCTTTTTTTTGCCATCTCTAAAGTGGCTGGAGAACTTCCTTGTAAGTAGTTTCCCCAACCGTCTAGTATATCATCTACTTTACTCATGTTTTAAAAATTTGCACCATTTACAACATCAACATACGAATTATTTTGCAAATGAAAATCAACTAAGCTCAGTTGATTTGGGGGTAATGATTTATTTGCTTGTGCAACCTTACTTGCAAGTAAATCATAATCTATAGGTTGTGCTTGTGGAACTTGCGTATTATTGAAAGTATTCAAAACAGATGTAGGGTAAGGAATGCCACCTCCAGCAAATCCTACTCCACCTCCAGCTTGGTTAATTGCAGAAAGCAAAGGTTTGAACATAGCTGTAGATTTAGCATTAATTACGCTTTCACCTCTGGATAAATTAGCTGGTATGCTGTCGCTAGTTGTTGTTCCTGGTCCATCTAAATCAATTGCTCCTTTAGCCAATTTAATACCCGAAATTTTAGATGCCTGTACAACTCCACCAGCAATAATTAAACCTCCCTGTATATTAGCAACAACGGCAGCTCCTGCATGTGCTGATGATCCAACAAAATCATAAGATGCCGCACTAGCAGCCGCTTTAAGAGTCTCTTTTCCACCAATCTGAAACGCTTCACTTGCATTTTTATAAGTAATAATACCTACTTCGGCCAGTGCAGCTGCTTTTGCTACTGCTGTGTTTTCTCCAAACAACCCCTTTATCATTGAGAATGTTTTTAAATAAGAATCTAATTTATAATTTCTTAAATCAGTGTCTAACTGTTTTTGAATAACTGCATATTTATCTTCAATTAGTTTTTTATTCGCACCGCTTTTTTCTGCTGCTGCTAATTCTTGCGCTAAATTATTATCTAATTGTAATTGTCTTGATTCAAATTCACTTTCTGTAGCAGCTATTTTATTTTCAAGGTCAATTGCTTTTTTGTCTAAATCTTCTTGCGCCTTAGTTTCTTGAAGTGCTTTGTTATCTTCAGCAACTTTATCATCAATAGCCTTGATTGCATCGGCATATTGCTGGGCGTTGATTTGCCCCGTTTCCAGCCTTTGGGTTTGATAGGCTGCTTCGGCTTCTGAAACTCTATTGATACGGTCCAGTTCTTGCGATACTAACTCATCCGTTAAGAATTTGTTTGCTTCAAGTTTAGATTTATTTGCATCGAGATAAGCGGTAAGTTCTATTTGAGCATTGGCTAAAGTAATTTCAGCTTGCTTTTTTAAGAACTCATTTTTGATGTTTAACGATTGTAATTCAAATTCCGTTTGCGTAATCTTTTTTACATCAAATTCTTTTTTAGAAAGGGCTAACTTTTTATCTCGAATTTGCTCTTCTAGTTTTAAATTTTCTTCTAATGATTTTGCACGGATACCTTGTTGAGCTATGAAAAGTTCTATTTCTTTTTTTGACTGCTCAATACCTTTATCAATTGCTTTTTGAGCCTCATCAAAGCGTTTCTTTTTATCTGCTTCTGCCTTTTGTGCATTGGCTTCCACTTTGGCTTGTGCCTTCTCTATTTTATCCTGAGCACGTTGTTCATCTTCAGCCTGCTTGTTTCGGTTATCTATAACAGAATTGGTTGCTTCTTTCAATTTATTATAAGCATCGGTTGTGATTTTCCCATTATTTAATAGCTGATTCGCTACGGCCAAATCTCCAAAACGTATGCTTGCTTCCAAACGCTTCTGATCTACTTTATTTAGTTCCTGAGCCGTATTAATAGCGGACTGTAAAGACAAATCCAGCGTCTTATTATTAACTTCAGTTCTGTTTGCAGATAGTTTTTCAAAGTTTTTATTAATTCTTTTTTCTATTTCCTGTTCTTCTTTGGCCGTAAGGTCTTTTGATTTCAATCTTATTTTATCCAATGCTATTTGGCTTTCAATATTCTTGTTTCTGACCTCGTAAATATCCTTCAAATCGCCTAATCCTTGTTCTGCTTCTTTCAAAAGTGCGGCTGCTTTGGCTGCATTTCCAACCTCCTTAGAGAAACTTTTTATACTATCTATAGGATGAGCAATAAGATTCCCTATTTTACTAAATGCATCACCTATACTGGTAATATTAGAAACAAACTTTACTATTAGTTGACTTGCTTTATCGATTGCTCCTCCTATTCCAGCAGTTGCTTGTTCGATTAAATCCATAACTGGATCTAATTTTGAAAGTCCGTTAACTAATAATCCAACTCCAATAATCAGCAACCCAATTCCTGTAGCTGCTAAGGCGAGTTTGAAAATACGTAATGCACCACTTCCAACTTCGGTAGCAATTGCACCGGCTTTTTGTGCCTTTCCTAATCCTTCAGTTTCGGCACCTGCATTTTTTATCTGGGAAAGACTACTTTCAAGTTCATCCCCCATTTTTGAGTAAACTGTTTTGAAGTTGTTGGTAAATTGAGTTATGTTCTGAATTTGCCCTCCAAACAAACCGCTTTCTTCAATTGCTCCGGTTATAGCAGTTTTATAATCGCCAATACCTATTTTCTGCTGTTCATAACCAGAAACATTTTCTTTAATAAATTTGTTGTTAGCGTCAAGTTTTGCGTTTATCTCAGCAGCCAAACGTGCTTCACTTTCTTTGGATAAATTTAATTCGTTTCGAATCTTCAAAAGTTCCGAATTACTTTGTCGTGCAGCCGAAATAGAATTAATTTCCTTGTCTAATGACAAACCTACCTTTTGATTTATCGTGAGGTACTTGTCATTTACTTGGGCCAAGTTTGCTAGTTGCTTTTGATTTAAATTATATTCTCCTGATACTTTATTTAATTGAGCTGCTAACTTTACATAGGTTTCACTATTGGTATCTCCTGACTTTTTCAAATCATTTTGTGAAGATTTGAGTTTATCCAACTCTGTTTTAAGCTGAACCGATTTTGCAATGATGGCTTCAACATCAATATCTAATTCGAGTAATTTTCTTTTGTCTGCCATTATGAATTTGAATTAACTGTGTTTGAATTAACTGAACTATGTGAAAGTGTTATAGCGTGAACAACCGGAGTATCATCAAATGCTTTATGACCAAGTTCCTGAACAACATATCCTGTTTGCGTTGTAATATTAAAGCTGTTGGAGTTGTACCCATAAGGAGAGGTTGCTCCTAAATCTATATTGTTTGGCACTTGTAAATCTGTTGTATAATCTATTCTAACGGTTCTTACATTACCTACAATTGAGAGTGTCTGAACATTAGTGATGGTAATATAAGTTAGTTCTGGACCGGGTGGAACATAACTGCAAGTTGCTGTATTTTCAAAACTCCAAATGTTTGAATTGATATCTACAGATGGAATTCTTAAATAAAATTGCCAATAACCACCTGTTAGAACTGTTATTGTTATTTGATTTGTTGCGGCATTCACAACAGCATTATAATAATATTGCGGATCTAATACAGGAGGTGGAATTACTCCGAAAGAATTAGGAAATCCAATTACATTAATTTCTTTGGGTAATATAAAATCTGTGTTGAAATCAATAACTACATCACAATCCGTAGTTGTTATATTCGTAATAGAAATATAAGTGCCTGGTTCCGGTATTGGAGACTCCAACGTTTTAAGATAATCTACTTCAATAATTTCGCATTTAGTTTTTTTTCCTTTTATAAAATTTATGATTTTATTTACCAAATAGTAACTTGCGAATTGTTCCACATAGATCAAGTTCTTAAAAGTGAACGCTTCTACATCAGTAGTTTTAAGATTAAAATTTACTTCTATAGTTTTTGATTTATCCAATATGCTTTCCATTTCAGCATAATTATCATAAATAATCTCCTGATATTTTAATCTTGAATAATTTTCTTTTTTGATTACTGATACTGTAGTTTCTGTATTTAAACTTTGTGAGCCTATAAGTATTGGTTCGCTAAAAGTGTGTGCTTCTGCTCTTAAAAAATAATATCTACCTGTCAATTCTTTGTACTCAACAGTACTGTCATCTTTAATTTCCTTACTCCAAAATTTATAGACGTTCACTATTAATCCTTCTACGTATGACTTTAATTTTTCAGGACTATAAATTTTTGATGCTATGATGGTTACTTCATCATTTAGATTCTCATTGTTTACCGATATGAAGCCATCATTATAATTTACATTATCATCGTTATATCTGTATTTGAAATTATTCTTTTTAGCATAATTCGAACAAGTATATTTTTCAGCTCCCTTTTCAGGAAACTTACTGGACCAATCAACAATCTCATTACCTTGCAAAATTTCTTTTAAGGTTCTAAAATCAACATTATTTGAATATTTGTCTTTAAACATGGTAAGACCGAAATCTTGCATAATCTCATTAATGAAATCTTTTACTTTAAAATTTATAAGGGCCTCATCAAAATTAGCATCATAGCCTAAAATATAATCTAGTGTTGTTTGAATACTTCCTGAAAATGTAGCGTTTAAAAAAGCGACATTACCTAAATATAATTTATCTCCTGAATTTGCAGCAATAACAAATGATTCGTTTATCGCTCCGTTAACCGTTCCGTTTGATTTGATTTCTCCTATGCTGTTTACCAAAAACCAACTGATTAAACCACTCGGATTGCTGTCTATATAAAAAACACCTTCGACTTTTAAACGGTAGGAACCATCGTTTTTTATAAGTATTATTTCTGGATTTGCATTGTTATCCGCATTTGCTGTATCAAAGTTATTAGGCAAGCATGAAAGATTGTAGGAGAATGTTAAATCTGAATTCCAGATTGTTTTTAATTGTGATTCTTGTGAAGAGATTGGAGTAATTATAGGTTCAAGTGTAGGCACTGGCTTTGGGTAAGTCATCCAATGATTTAGAAATTTATCCGATTCAAAAACAGAACCCGTATAAGTCATTCCGATAAACTGAAATATTCTATCCCATAAATAACTGATCCTTGCGCTTGGTAATTGATAATCTATATTTAAGGCATTGTTAGCTGTTTTATTATTTCCGTTATAATCCGCTATGATATACATGTAATTCAGAACACCACTAAAAGAGTTAATTACATTATCTAAGTTTTTTATATGGTTTAAGTCTGATATCCCAACATCACTAAGGCTTAAATTCTCAATTGCTTTATAGATATCAATATTACCATCATAAACATGTATTTCATATCCTTTATCGCTAGAACCAGTAATATTTGCTCTTCCTTTGTAAATCATACAAACACCCGTTACAGCATCAAATAAATCGGCTGTGTTCTTTTGATAGGGTATGTTGGATTGATTGCCTGTCAAATAGAGTTTATCCATTGCACGAACATTGTTTGCAGTTGGCTTAACTGTAAATTTATTGGTGAAATTAGTTTGGCGGTTGTCCAGTCTGGCAATGTCATTTACTTGTTTGGTTTGCGCTATTGGACTGGCTTCTGAAAGCTCTATTAAGTTCCCGTTTATGTAAAGAATGTAACTCATAGCGTTTGTGCGTTTCTTGCTGGTAAATCAAATTCTATATAATAATTGTAAAGCTTTTTACCAGGTGCTTGAGTTTGAAAGGAGTTTGTTTTTAATTTAATTTCCATCCAGTCCGTAAGATCTGATTTTGCGTAGCGTTCTCCTGTGAAGTAATAAATCTTTGGAGAATCTATTAATTCTTCAAAAATTAGTTTCTGGTTTTCGTTCAGCTTTTCAGCAGCACATCTAAAAGTTTCATCTCCTACTTTTCCTGTTTGTAAAGTTGGAGAAGTTGTATCTTCAAGATTATTGAACTCATTGTCAATTTCTCCAAGATATTTTGAACTTCTATTTCTGAAAAAGTTTTTAGACAATAGCCAGTAATTGAAGCGTCCGTACTTGTTTAAAAATTTAATGTAAACTCCACAATCACTATCCACTTTTTCAATATTGATATTGATGTTTTGATTTACTCCACCTATTAAAACCTGAATATCATTTTGACCAATTACCAACGGTAAAAAATTTTCTAATGTGACATCGGTTCTACCATCTGAAAGGAACATCGAATTTACTTTTGATTTAGAATTGAAAGCATAGCTCAAACCGTTGGAGTTATTTTTTAAGGTGAAAGCTGCAACCGGATATTCTCTATTGTAAAATGAAAATTCAAACGGATAACCTTCCCAATATTTTAAGTAAGTTGTGTTGTTGGTTCTTTCAGCAACCGGAGACAAAACAATTATATGATTAGTAGCAAAAAGGATTTCATTCTTCTTGTAATTTTCCAACTGCTCCACTCCTGTAATGAAATGCAGGTTTCGTGTAGTCGTTTCGTTGGTACCGTTTGTAAAGTTTATTTTAAAAGTTATTACGCCTTCCATATAACAACCATTAGCCACATCATAAGTAAACGTGTTAGCATCTGAGCTGTTTAAATCATACACCAAATCATCTGCAAAGTTCTTTGTATTGATCTCTGAAGCGATGTAGTCTTGAAAGTTAAAATAGAATGAACCGTTAGGATGTGGATATAATACAACATCGATTCCCAAGCCTGTAATTTGTGCGGTTTTAGGAATCAAAACAGAATCAGAATGAAATCGTACAATGTTATTATTATAAGCCATGAGAAGCTTATTTACAGCAATGTCTTTTGAAAATACTATAGCCATGATTTAATGATTTTGAATATTAAATACAGAATGAATGATGCTACATATAAAATAGCGTATGCCATTGTGATTAGTTTGAAAATGTTTTTTCGGAATACTCTCATGCTACTTCTTTAAATATTTTTAAAATGTCAACTTTTATTCTAGCGAGAAACACTTCTCCTAATTCTAAAAGCATTTCGTCTATGTCATTAGCAAGGAAATCATCTACTACTTCACTTACTACTTTTCCTTTGTTGTGCTCGTTAGGAACTTTAATTCCTTCTGTTGCAATTTTTCGAGCAATTAAGTAAACAAAGACTTTTTTATTCTCTTTAAAATCATCTGGTAGAATACCTTTGTTGTCTACCCATTCGCTTATTTCATCAAAAGTTCCAGTCTCAGGATTATAAGGAGGGAACTTTCCAGAACTTCTACCGTTCTCCATAAAATAAGCATGGTCAGCTCCCCAAATTATTCCTTTGTTTGGTGAGGTTTCAACTTCTAATGATTCTTCATATTCACCGGATGCCTTTAAACCTAACTCAATGTATTTTGCAATGAGCTTTAATCGAAGTGCCTCAAGGAACTTATGATATATTTGCTCTTGACTATTCATATTCGAATGAGAATCTTATTTTTAATCCATCCATATTAGCATCATAAATATTTGATACCTCAGATTCTTTCCAAGACTTAATTGTCCATCCCTCACAATCTGGAATAGCATTAAATAACCTTTCAGTTTCGGCTTCCAAATTTTTGATGTGGGTTTTGTATTTATAGTCATAGGTAGGATCACTTATTTTAGAACGTACTAGCAAAACCATTTCACCATCATAAGTGTATCCGGTAACTGCTCCATGTTTATTAACTGTAAAAGTCCTATCCTTCCATAAAAGCAAAAGATACTTCTGTCTTTCGGCAAAAGGAAGTTCTTCATCATTTGGATAATCGCCTTTGTTCTGCCAATGGTCTTTACCGTAATTGAAATTCCAATTCGGTAAATTGCTAACTATTTCTTCGAGACTTTCTACTAGCATTTTCTTGCATTGTTTGATTTATATCATGTCGTTTTTTCTCCATGCACATTTTACGGAATACTTTAGCATAAGGCAGTTTCAAATATTCGTCGTATTTAAGCAAATCACCTTGAGCGATACTGTCGAGCATTACGCTATATCCAAATTCTTGCATATCTTCGGCTCCTGCTTCTTTTTCTTCATCGGTCATTTCGCTGGCTAACTCCTGAACTTCTATTTTTGCAATCTCAAAGTATTGCTCCGAAATCCATTTATAAACTGAAAAGGCGTTTAGCATTTCCAGATTTGCAAATTCTTTTTCGTCAATATCAAATACGATTCTGAGTACCTCGAAAATATTTTCTTCTGCAATGGCTATTCTCAATTCTATAATGTCAGACCATGATAAAAACCAAAGGTTATCTTTCTTTGGTTTGGCAATAGTTGATTTTAATAAACCACTTAGTCTTAAAAATGAATTCGCTTTAAGACTTTCGGCAATGGTATAATCAATAACTTCTTTGGCTTCTAAAGTCAAAGTGGAATAGTCTGAAAGTTTCAGTCTGTTCTTGAAAATTGTTATACTGTTTTGCTTGAACCCCATCCTGTACTTTTTGGTTTTTTCAATGAATTATTAATTGCTATTGACAGACAGTCAATCCTTCCATCTTGTTTTGAATTCGGGAACGTTTTCACTTGATCTAAAAAACCATCATTCCAACTTCCACGAATTAACTTTACTCTTTTGCTCTCACATATTGGCGATACATCACTTGCCCTTGCAACTTTATCTTTGAACGGTGCAGCATCTTCTTTGATGTTGACCTTTGTATCTCTTTTTATCGTTTGTACTAAAGACTTTCCACTTGCTTTAGGTTCAACATAAATCATCGATTTACTACTGTAACCATGTAATGAAGAAAATGCAACGGTATGTTTAACCAACTCCGGAAATTCTTTATAAACACCTTCGCAATATCTTATGATCATTTCATTTTGAAAGGTCCCAAATTGCATGTAAGCACTTTCATCATTCTTTAAATTCTCTGAATAGGCTGAATCAATTGCAGTGTTCCAAACGATGCTGTTGAAATCATCTTTCCAATCAATAATATCAAACCACTTAACTTTTAAAACTCCACCCTCTGGAGGTGCTTCTTCTTGACCGTATTGATTTGAATAACCGTAACTACCTAAATCTGTTTTCGCTTCTGTCAGCACCCGCATTGGCATTCTTATATGATCTAGCAAACCATCAACATATCTTTCTTTTAATTCGGCTGGCTTTACTCTTTCTGATAATTCAGCAGGCAAACAAATATGTTTGACTGTTTCGCCTTTTTTATCAAGTATAAAACCCGTAACATCTTCTTCATGTAATCTTTGCATGACTGTTATAGTCGGGGTATTCTCTTTATCTACCTTACGAGATGAAAGTGTTTTGGTATGCTCATTTGCGCTTTTTCTATCTGCTTCACTTGATGCTTGTGAAGGGTTCAATGGATCATCATTAATAATTATATGTGCGTGCTTCCCTGTAATTGTTCCACCTGTTGAAGTGGTATATCTTGCACCTCCAGAAACATTATCATAATTCTGTTTTGTTGCTTTATCAGCTCTTAATCTTACATCCGGAAACAACAATTTAAACTTATCTGATAAAATAATATCCCTTGATTTTACAGCATGTTCAGTTGATAGATCACTTGAATATGAATTTGTAATAATTCTAATTGTAGCATCTTGCGTCCACAACCAAACTGGAAACATGATTGTACAAATTGTACTTTTCGATGTACCAGGAGGAATATTTATAATCAAATCGTAAGGTTTAGGCTCACGCTTAATTATGAACGGTGCCAAATACTGCAACTCATCACACAAGTACTTAATGTGCCAATTATAAACCGGCTTTTCTTTTATAATAACATCCCAAAACAACCTAACGAAATCATAAAATGACTTTTTAGACCGTTCGTGTTGAACTGCTAGAATAGTTTCATTACTTATCACTTGGCTTTAGCTTTAACGATATTTCAAAGAGCTGTTCTTTTTCTTCATCACTTAAATTAGATGTCTCAAAAGATATTTTATTTGTATTTTCAACTTCTGTTTTATCCCTCCATGAATCGGATTTTCTATTCTTTAACCAAAATTGCTGACTTCTGAAATCAGCAGGAATTACTTTTTCAACATCAACTATTTCTATCTTTTCAGATTCAATCCTTTTACCTTCATCATTATAATAAACCTCTTTACACTTGAAAGCCTGTTGTTCAATTACAGTTCTATCTTGAGTGGTTTGATATAAAGAATGAACCACTTCCATGTCTGATATTTTCTTACCTTTCCTTATGGACTCCAAAAACTCTTGATGTTCTTGTTTCCAGTTGTTGATTGTTGATTCAGAAACTTCAAAAAAATCAGCTAACTCTTTATCAGTTGCACCAAGTAAACAAAGCTTATAGGCTTGATCGTTATACTCTTCTTTGTAAAGAGTAGGACGTCCACCTTCGTTACCTTCTGCATAGTTATTTCCTTTTTCAGCTGCCATATCTATAATGAAATATTTTATACAAACATACAAAATTTAGTAATATATTATATTACCAATTTGAAACAAAAAAAGCCACTCGGTTATGAGTGGCTTTTGATATATTGAATTGATTTTTTTTAACAGTCATTCCTTATCGTAATGTTTCCCTTATTTGTGAGGTCAACAATTGGTATTCGATTTAATTGCTTGGAATTACTTTTGATTAAATGCTTATTGTAATTTTCTTTATGGCTCTTCCATCCTACATCTCCAATAGCTTCATTTAGAGTTGGCCGCTTCGCTTGCTTCAAAAAGCTTTCGTTATAATTGAAACCCTTGAAAATTGTTGCCTCTGAAACGACAGATAGCAATTCTACATTTACAGTATTTAATTGAAGCGATTGCTCCATTTTAAAAACTGGCTTCTGCTTTTGCTCCTGATGGGTTGTAGTTCCCAGTACAGTGAAGGATATCATCCCGATAACCAACATTAAGAGCGATTGAATGAAACGCATAAATTTATTTTAATTCTTTAAAAGGTGAAAGCAAATATAATAAATTTAGTAATATATTGTATTACTGTGTTTATATTTTATTTTTTGTCTCCACCGTGTGTAGGATGTTGATTCAAGTATTGATTTTACTAGGTTTTAGATTTTAAGGTTTTATTAATAATTCCTTCTACTGCATTTGGATTATGCTCATGTGCCATCAAGAACCCACAAATCAAAGCTTTATCTAGTAAGTGGTGTTTCATGATAAATTGATTATTGTTTTTTACCACATCATAAAAGTGATCCATTCCATCTGGAGAAACAGAATGCATGTCGCTATATCTTTTCGTTTGCTTTTCTAATGGAGCATACAAGCCTTTCAAATGAGCATTCAAAGGCTTGTTACCAAGTGGGTTTCTTTGTAGGTCCAAATCATCAAGGATTTCAATTGACCTTTGTAAAAGGATTCTTAACTCAATGAGGTTGTATCCTGTTTCGTGTTCTTTACTCAAGTTCATACTGCTATTTTTTGGAAATGATTACTGTTTTTCTTATTTTGGATTGCTATTTTTCTAATGTGCCACAAATTCTTACTGACCAAATCAACTATTTTATTATGGTGTTCCGTTGATTTATTATTCAGTCCACGCGATTGTGATATTTTCATATCATCAAGCGATACTTCTATTGTTTCAGTGCGTTTTCCTTCAACTCTTGCAGAAAATACTAATGAGTTTTGTCTGCTGTAATATTCATTGGTAAAAACGCAATGTTTCAATTCGTCTCCTTCTTGTTTGAACTCTTCCACGCTTTGCAAAAGCTTTACGGTTATGTTATCCTTAGTAAATTCCAGATCAAAAAACTTTCTATTTCGCTCCACATATTCAACAATGGCTTTCTCAAGGTTTTCTTGACGTTTAATAACTTTTAATCGTTCCTGTTCTATTTCTTGAAGCCTTAGAATTTCACGCTTTTTCTTCATAAGCCTGTCATGCTCTTTCATCAAATCTTTAGGACAAACGTATTTGGCATTGCGTAAATCTTTCTTGAAATACTTCAATAATTCCATGTAATCAATCCAAATAATAGCGTCTTTTACATAGTATTTATTCCTAAGACATATTTTTATGGAATCCCAATAGGTTCTAATTCTGTAACTATTACCTTGACCGGCCAATGCATATTGTTTCGCTTTTAAAAGAGTTTCTATATGTGGATTATTTGGGACAACTTGAATAGCTTCCAAGAATGATAATCCTTTCAAATTGTGATTTATTCCATATTTCAAATATTCCTTTTTGAACTCTGATTTTGGATAATAAAAACGAGGGTAAACATCATATTTATTACCGCCCCAACGCTTTGTTTCTTGTCTTATTTCCATCGAACCGCTCCAGGAATCCATGCACCAATTTGAATTATGGCTTTTTCCAAACATCGTTGTTTTACCATCTGGCTGAACCCAGTACTGAAGGATTTCATGCAAATAATAATTTACTGGATTTCCTTTTTTGTATTGTGCGATAATTTCAAAATTTCTAATAACTTGAAACTCTTCCATTATTTCGGTTATAGCAAAATAATTTATCTGTTTGTCTGTAGTATTTCTTGAATCTTTTACCTGAACCTTTGTGCTGCAATTAGGACAAATCGCTTTTTTTCTGCTGACCAATTGAGGCGAAAACGTTTCTCCGCAATCTAAACACAAAACTCTATTTTTTGTGGCATAGGCTCTATGTTCTAAACAGGTTTTATAAGCCCATTCCTTTTGCTCCTTGGATATGTACCATAGCTCCTTGCTTAGTTCCGCTACCCTATTTTGAAGTTTAGTTTTCGGCTTCATAGGCTTAGAATAATGATCCTTGTGTTGGTTCTTCTACTTCATCGGTATTACCCGTAATTGGTTTTGATACCGGTTTCTTCTTTTCGAATATTTTCTTTTGTGCTTCAGCAACAGCAAGATTCATTGCTATTGTTTTAGCTTCTGCCATATCCTTTTCATTAAGCTTAATCTTTGGAAGCTTGATATCTTTTTTAGCTTCTTCAATGACTCTTTCCATTGCTTGCTTTTTGGCATCTTCCAAATCTTCTTGGCTCAATTGTACCGCATGATTTACAATTACTTTAGCTTGGATTTTACTTGTTGCCTTAATATCATCTTCATCGTAATAATGAACTGCCATTGCGAATATTTCCTGATCTTCAAAGCCATTGCATCCACTTTTTTTAACGGTATCGAAAATATAATTAATACATTCATCAAGGCTTTTGTTTGGCTTCTTCAGCGTTTCAGCAAATAATACATCATTGGCAGCTATACCTTCTAAATGTTGCTGAATTACTTTTTTAAAATTGTCAGTTGGTTTCATAATGTTTTGCTCGGTTGTTTTTAATTTGATTGTTTATTGAAGAATAAAGGATATTCCTCTCTTAAAAATTGGATTTCTGCAATGGTAAGTTTATGATTTGCTTTGATCATTCCAGTATCATTTATTGAAAGCGTTACCTCTTCTGAATTGTTCCTGAAAATGAAATAGGTATTTTCTTTTGAAATTGCTTTAGCTATTATTACTGGTTTGTCATTCATGATTAAACTTTTTTCATTAGCATAAATCCATTTATTGCTTCTCGGATTTGAACCTCTTCATTATTGTACATTTCGGAAATGATTTCTTCAAACTCAATTAATGGAATCTGCAACTCCCTTAAAAAATGCGTGAAGTAGGTACCACAACTCCCATTGCTTGCTTTGTGTTTTTCATTTACTATCTGGAGTATTTTAGCTTTCACCTCCTAAAGCTTTTACCCTTGAATTCAATGATATTGAACATTTCAAAAAGCCTGTCGTAAATGTGTCCACCGTACCTATCCCCAAACTCAACCAATGCTTCTTGAAGATTATTAGAATACCCTTCTCGGTAATTGCAAGTGATGTAAGTCTTAGCTTTTTTGTCATAACGCTTTTCTATTATTTCTCTGATTATTTCCGTTTTTCCATAATTAGATGCTGTCTTTTCTTTTTTTACATCATCAAAATAGTATCGGAAACTATTGTACTTTTTATAGAAATTATCCTTCGCTTCCGGGTTGTTTATCGTTTCAAATTCCGTTACTACATCATGAGATTTTGAACTTTTAAAACGTAACTTTTGCCAATCTCTTAGCGTGTCCCAATTCTCTGCAATTGCTATTTCATAATTCTTTTTAAATAGAATTTCAAAACATTGCATGATAGTTGTTTTCCCGTTGCCATAATCTCCAATAATCAGCAAACCCTTTTCAAAGGAATTGTCAAGCTCTTTTCCGTTGAAATTTTGAACTAAGTTTTTACAATCAAAGAAAGTGTAGTCGTTTGCAAAATATTTCAAAATAGGCTCTAGGTTGGCTAATGTATCAGGAGTTTTAGAAAACTCCTTCCCTTGAGAAATTAAGAAAGCTTGGAGAAATCCATTCCAAATTGTTTTTTTATCTGGAACTAATCCCTTAGTAATCACAATGGGTTCTTTTTTAATTAACTTTTGAGTTTCAGATCCTTTTAAACTATCCTCAAACTCTTTTATTTTTGCAAGCTCATGAGGTTCTAATGTCTCAAATGTTTTTAACCATTCGTATTCTCTTCTTGTGATGATGCCATTTTTTATAGGCATCGTTTCTAAAATTTTAGCTACACTATCCATTTATTGATTTATTGAAAATTTAGGTTTTTCTGAATAAGGCTGTGTTTCATTTTTTAATTGAAAGAATCCTTTCCATCCTTTTGCCATTGACTGGTTTATAATTTCAATAGCGGTTTTTTCGCTTTTTTGAGAAAGATTTGATAATTCTGTAAGTGAAGCCTGCTCGCTTTGAACTGATTTGTATTTGAAATTAAATTCTTTGGATTTATATACTTTCCAAAGCTGCCATTGTGTTTTGAATTTTTCTGTAAAAAATGGATATTCTATTTTTATAACATCAACAACCGCTGCTTTTGGTTCTTTTATTAAAAGAACTTTACTTTCCTTTACTTTACTTTCCTTTACTTTACTTTCCTTTACTTTACTTTGTATAGTTTCTGTCACAGAAACATCTGTTTTTTCGTCAAAATTTGCTATTTCTAGTATTTTTTTATTCAGAAACTTATCTTTTGCATTGTTTCTCTTGTCTAAAACTGGTTGCAATCTTTTCTTTAAACCATTTGAAAAAAAGACATTATCTTGATTTTGTAACAAGCCTATTTTAACACAGTAATCCAAAATTTGAATTAAAGTTTCAGTTTCAACATCAAAGTCTCCAGCTAAAATCTCATATTGCAAATCATTCATTTCAAATTCAAAAAAAATGCAATCAGTCAAGTATTCCAAAAACATGTTATAAACGGAATAACCAATTGAAAACCTTCGTCTCAAAGCTTTTATTTTAGGATCGTTCCTCATGCCTGAATCATGAGAAAAGTAGTCCGCATTTTCTTTTTTAGGTCTAGCCATACATTTTTACTTTGTTTCTGTTAAATAGGGAGCTTTTACACCCCCAATTAGGATTAATATTCAATAACAGTCACAAAGGATTTAATCTTTTCTACTTCTTGATTTACTCTTTCAGCAAATTGTGTTTCTATTAATTCAGCTGCATCAATGCTTTCAAGCGAACAAAGTATACCTGAACCTCCATTTGCCTCAAGAATAACATTTACCTCAATTTCAATAGGTTCTTCACCCTCCAAAAGAGGTAGTTTCAATTTAATTGAATCTGGCATATTACTGTTTACTGTTTGTTTAAAGTTTTCAGTAACATTCCCTTTTCTGTCATTTAGGTTTTCTATTTGAGAATTAATTTTAGCCTTTAAATTTCTAAGCGTTGAGCATATATTTGAATGCTCTATATTACTAACAAACATGGAGCGCAAAAGCTTTAATTTATTAGCCAATTCTTCGGGTTCATAACTTATTTTATCATTATTAATTCCAAGTGAGGTAAACTTCTTAGCAACCTCAATTTTGCCTTGAACTACATACTTATCAACTACACTTTGTTCATTTAAAATCAAAGTAATTATACCGTCAGTTTTTGAAACTTTACAATGTTTTCTACTATCTGCAAAATCTTCTTTTCGACCTTCAATAAACCTTGAAGGAGCATCGATATTACCCAAAATATTTACGGGTTGGTTGTTGTGTTGTTCCGGTACTTTTCCTTCCAGAATGATCACCTGTTTTACATCTTTTTCAATCATGGTCTGAACTACTTTGTCATTATTCATTGCTTCCAGTTTTTAGAGTTTTTATTTTAGTTTGCTTTTCTTGCTTTGTCAATGGTCTAGCATCTACGCAGATTCCAGTTACATCAAAAAAGTACATCATTCCAGCTTCTTGATCATCAACCAAAAAAAGCTTTCCATGCATTTGTTCTGATTTGAATTTGATTGATTTCAAAAGAATTGATGCATTCTCTTTTGGCTCTTTCTCTAATTTTTTGAAGCGGTTCATTGCTTCTGATTTCTGTTCTGCTATTTCCGAAAGTTGAATTCCAATAGCTGAATACTCATCCTTTCGCTCCACAATTTCATCTTCAGTAAGATTCTTTGTATAACTCGATTCTTGAATACCATAAGCAACAGCTTCTAAGTTATCTTTGATTTCTGAAGGTTGCATTACTTGAAATGCGAGGTCATAATGTTGACCGATTTTAAAATGTGACATTCTTTTTTTGTTTTTAATTATTAAATAATCCCAATGTTTGATGCTCTACTTTTCTATTCTTTTGCTGCTTTAATCGGTATTCTTTGCTTATCCAAATCTGTTGTGGTCTTGAATGGCATTTTGGATTTTTAGATAATTGAAAACCATTTTTAAAAATCAATCCATCTTTTGAAAGTTCTCTAAAAACAGCTCCAAATACTCTTGGTTCAATTGGTTTCAAATTTCCATGAGAGTAATACGCCTCTTTTAAATGCTCGCTTGTAAATCCTTTGAACTGTGTTTTTACCCATGTCTGAGCAAATAAAATTACCTTCTCATAGTATTTCCGGTTATTCTCTTTTACTTGCTTAATTGCTTCATTTGTGATGTCAAAGTTTTTCATGTGAATTGCGTATTAAGTTTGTCTTTTTCTTGGTGGCATTCCCGGCAAAGAATGGTGATGTTACCAACATTCCAGCATTGTTCTGTTTGCCCGTTTTCTTTAGCCTTTTTTACTGAAATGTCATGTGAACAATCTAACCTTGTGTTTGAAGCATTACGTCCGCACTCTTCGCAAAAGTTGTAATCAAATTCATTAAATTGCTTTTCGAGTGCTGCAGCTTTGGCAATTCTCATTCTGGATTCAACTTGGGCCGTGGTGAACTTTTCACCGGAACTTGTTCTATAGGTATTTGACATTAGTTTCCTTTTTAGGTGAATTCCAAATACTCACCGTTCTTTTTTATTTTTGTTTTAAATGGAAACTTATCTTTTGGGACTTTCTCAATAGTTTGAATCAGATACTTTCCTCCAGTAAAAACTACTCTAGGTTCATCCCGATACTCAATTTGTAAATCAAGTCTTGAACCTCTTCCTTCATAATTTGATGGAACTACTTTAAAGTCCATTACGATTATGTCTTTATCTAGTAGTTTTGATGTATTTATTTTTTCACCGGTGAAACATGTTATTTCTGGTTTTATATCGAAATCTTTAAAATTGTTCATTGGGTATTAATTTTTTTAATAAGTGTTTTGAATTGCAATGTTTTGCCCATCCATAATAAGCCGCTATAGTGGCTTTATTCTTTGTTTTTGACATTGCCTTTGCGAATCTTTTTTTAATTGATTTCCGGAGCATTGTGTGCGTATGGTAGAAGACATATCCAACAAAATCAATTCCACGAGATTCAATGGGAAATATTTGATAATTACCTTTTACCTCCAGTTTTAAATTATCTTTCAGATAGGTTTTTATTTCTGCTAAAATTTCATGCAAATGAGTTTTATTACTGGATAGAATTACGATATCATCAGCATATCTGAAGTAATATTTAATCTCCTTATTTTCTTTTATCCAATGATCGAAATACGTTAGGTAATAGTTAGCAAAATATTGACTTAGATAATTTCCAATCGGTAAACCTTCAGCACTATCAATGATTTCATCAAGTAACCAAAGAAGATCATTGTCCTTAAATTTTCTTCTTAATAATTGCTTGAGTATTTCATGATCTACATTTGGGTAAAACTTCACGATGTCTAATTTTAGACAGTACTTTGTGTTCTCCTGGTGCCGCAATGCTAGTTTCAAATTTTTAGCAGCTCCATGAATACCTCTTCCTTTGATGCAACTATAAGTATCAGCTGTGAATAGCTTTGTAAAAATTGGTTCTAGCACATTCATTATTGCATGATGCGTTATTCTATCTGGGAAATAAGGAAGTCTAAAAACTAATCTTTCTTTTGGCTCATACACTTTGAAAGTGGTATATTCTGATGTTTGGTAATTCTTTTCAAACAACATCTTATTAAGCTCTACAAGATTATTCTGTGGATTCCTATCAAATACTTTAACTCCATACTGTTTAGCTTTTCCCTTGCGTGCTTTACTTTCTGCAAGTGTTAGATTTTCAATTGAAATGATCTGCTGATAAATATTTTTGAATCTTTTCATACTTTGCTTTGATTGGTTCGTTTTCACTTTCATTACTAACGAACCTATTAATTTGTGTTTTTTTGCCATGTGGGCAAGGTCTGTGATGTATAATATTTTTTAGCTCAGGTGCGAGCTGACATTCGAATTCGTATTCCAATTATCGTAGTCGTTGTACGAAAAACTGACGCCTGAAGAAGAACTACAGCAACGACACCACACAACCTTAATTATTTATGCTTTTACAAAATAGCTTTTGTACAAATCTTCAAATTGCTTCCCGGCATATTTTGCCTGCTCTCTAGTTTCAAAGCAAAGGCGCGAGCCGACATCCGAATCCGTATCCCAACCACCGCAGACGTCGCACGAAAAACCGACGCCCGAAGAAGAACCCATCTCGAACCAAGGATAGTATTTGTATTGATTCCAATCTTTCCAGTCTGGTACCCATTCGCCGTTTATAGCTTTGGCGATTATCACTAATTTGGCATGGTCAATCATTGCCTGTCTATCTGATTCATAAAACAGTGAGAAATCAGGAACTACATTTTTAGGGTTGAGAGCTAATACTTTACAAGCATCTTCAAAAGTTTTAATATCTGTGTACATAATTAAATTGTAAAAAGTGGTTTGTAAATTTCTTGTTCAAAAAGTTTTCCAGCATGTTTTGCCAAATCAGCAGATTTAAAGCAAAGGCGCGAGCCGACACCCGAATACGTAAACCAATCACCGAAGCCGTCGTCCGAAAAACCGACGCCCGAAGACGAAACCATAGTAAACCAAGGGAAGTACTTATACTCATTTGAACTTGTCCAATCTGGAAGCCATCCCTCATTGAAAGTGATGCAAACTAATTTTGCCATTCGATAAGCAACTTCATCCGGTTCCAATCCTTTACAGGATGTTTCAAAATCTTCTCTAGAAATTCCATTATTTTCTAAAACATCATCAAAATTTTTGATTCTGTCTTTTATATCTTTAAGAAATACCTTTTTTCCAAATAGATTTTCAAGTAATGATTTCCCTTTTGTGCTTGCTGCTTCATGAGCTTTTAAAGCATTTGCTTTGTCAATTTGTAATGTTTCCATATTATTTTTTATTGTTGTTGTTTTTTAAAATTTTACGTCAATTGGTTGTGATAAATCTTCGTTTGGTAATGGAATTTGATGTTCAAACATATCCCAAGCTACTTGTCTACATTTTTCGTGATAATCTTCTTGGTCCTTAGTGGTGTTCTTGGTTATGGATTTAGTTTTTGTGAAAGGTTTATTCGTTGTAGGATTAAATATTATTTCTCCCGTTTCATAATCAACAACCTCCTCAGCGTTGAATTCTCTTTTCAAAAATTCGTGAACCTCATCCTTTGTCCAAATTTCCCCCCACTCCTGGAGAATTATATTCTTCCAATGTTCTATGATAACTCCCCAGTAGTAGTTGATTTCCTTTTTGGTGATTTTTCTAAAAAACCGCTCTATAGTTACCGTTACTTTTTTTCCTTCATAAACTTCAATTGCATCTACAATTAGACTTCTATTTTCAATGAACTTTCCCTTTTCAACTTCAGTTTCGATGGATATTTTTCGGGGGGTAACTGCCATTATTCAAATGCTTTTAGTCTTTCTTTTTTTCTTTTAATGGCCTCAGTCAATCGTTTCTCCAGCTTAGCAATGTCAATGTCGTTTCTTACTATTTCCAAAACAAAAAGCCTTTTGTTTACATTTTTAAATCTTGGATCATAACTAATGAAATACCAACTCTTGCGACCTGTGATGTACATTGAGCCTTGAATTTGCCAGTAGTATTTTTTACATAAACTTTTGAAGTTTTCAAGGTTTAAGGTTTCCAAATAGTACAAATGCGTTTTACTATCTGGACACTTTGATTCAATTCCTTGGTCTGTTCCTATAAGTCCATCAGGTGTGCAACCAATGTGCTTTCCAAGCTCTGCAAATTCCTGATCATCTCCATAATTGAAAACCTCCAATCCGGTTTTTTTTACAAATTCTTCAACTGCTTCAATTTCGGTATCTGAACCCCAAGCTACTGATGCGGATGAGATTTGTTTATTTTCTCCAGTCGTAACAATTTCAAGTACCTTTTCAGTTACATAAGTAATTGCACCATCAGGAAATGCATCTTTATCTTCATAACCCATTAGTCTGTCAAACTCCGATGCTGTAAACTTTCCTTTGCGTTGTTTTAGCCATGCTTCCTCTCTATCGATTTCCGTTTCGGAAATAACTGCCGAATGTAAATTCGGCAGGCTTAAAGTTTCTACTTCCATTATCCTACTATTAATGGTTTAACACTCCAGCGGTCAGATTGAAAAGCATTAGTTGCGTTTTTCTCTTTACCTAAGTATTCAATTTTCAAAGGTGTTCCTTGCGCAATTTTCCCTGTGTGAACTGCATCTTCTAAGGAAGCAACCAGTCTTTTAGAACCATTGCGAATAGTTTTTAATTCGCCTAATTTGTTTTGTTCTAAGAAGATGATACAAGGCAATTCAATTGTTTCTCCAGTTTTATCATCGGTGTAAGTGCTGGACTTAATTTCTTGGAAGAAACCTAACTTATTTTCTCCAGCAGTTGTTGGAGTCCAATACTCGCTAGTTAGATCTGTTGGCATTACCTTTGCATCTTGAAGATTTGGTAATACTGCCATTAAGTCGAATGACTGTAAGCTGTTTTTTGCTTTTTCTACTTGATTTTCCATTTTTGCTCTGTTATTAAAAATTTGATTTATTATTAAATTATACTTGAAACTTCTTTTTTAGACCACGCTTGAAACTCTTTGAATTTTTGCATGATTTCAGTAACCTTTGCATTTGCTTCACTCAAAGGAGAATCTGCTATTTCAAAACTATCTACCCATTTATGGAGTTTTTCAACTGTTGGTTTTAGCTCTTCAATTCTTTTAGCTTCGGCTTTAGCTTTTACTTTTGCATCAGCATCTTCTTTCTCTTTTTGGGCTATATCTTCCAATCTTTTAGCTTCAGCATACTCAGCATCTTCTTTGGCTTTTTTGTCAGCATCAAGCTTATTTTGAACCTCAGCTAATTCATTCGCCTTTCTTTCATTTTCAAGTCTTAAAGCTTCATTTGCTTTATCGGCTGCATTTTGTTTGGCTTCAAATTCAGCTTCTAAATCAGCTTTACGTTTTGCTTCGGCTTCATCAGATGCTTTTTGTTTCTCCTCTAATTCTTTTCGAGTTTTCTCGTTAGCATCATCTATAGCTTTTTGTTTGGCTTCCCGCTCCTCAGCATCTTTTTTATCGGCTTCCTCTTTGGCTTTTTTCTGAGCTTCAAATTCAGCTTTCTCTTTGGCTAATTTTTCAGCTTCAACTCTTTGGTTTTCCTTTTCAGTTAAGGATTTAATTTTATCTTCTAACTGCTGTTTTAGGAGTTGAACTTTTGAAGCAAATTGCAAATCGAACTCTTCAAAATCTTCATCATTTTGAAACAAATTCAACTCAAAATCCAATTTCATATCAACTATATTTTCAAAAGTCAAAGTATCAACTTTGGATTTTTCAGATAGATAGATGGCATCGATTTTAGAAAGAATCAAATCCTTACGTTCTTGGTCTTTTCTCTCTTTTTCAAGGCGTTCCGTTTCTTTTATTGCTTCGAAACGCTTAACCTCTTCCTGTTGTTTTTCCTCAGATGGTAGCGTGATGTCAATAAGCTCCTTTGTGGCTTCACTAACTTTAGTACGAACATCTTTAAGTTTTGAAGCAATAAGCTTTTCTTGCTTTTCGATGGTAGTTCTGGCACTTACTAAAATGGTTCTACTCTTTTTAGCTTCTTCAAAACTTTTGTTATCCGTAATTGCAATGAAAGGATTTTCATTTACGATAAGTTGTTGTTTTTCTTTCCAACCTTGCAGTTCTGGAAGCATTGATACTTCTAATTCTTCCAATGTGATTAATTGCTCTGTCATTGTATTTAAAATTTGATTATTGTTGTAAAATAAAGTATGCTGTCAAAGCACCTAGTAAAGCTCCAATTGTTAATTCGATAAGCATCCCATAACAAAACACCGTGAATATTTTGTTAGTTCTTTCATCATCTAAATTCATGATGCTTTTTTTGCTTCAAAGTTGATTCGCATTTCTATAAGGAATTCATCAAAGAATGCTCTTTCTGGATATGTTAATTCTGAATAGGGCTTTCCGTTGATAAGCCACTTCCCGTTTAGGTTTGTGATTTCTATTTTTCGCATTGCTTTTGCTTTTTAAAGGATTTGATTATTTCTTCGGAGTACACTAGATCTGTTCTGTGGACAACATGACCAAAAGAATTTCTTTTATCAGATACTGGATTTCCTTCTTTGTCAATTTCTTTAAAGTGATGAAAACCACTTTCCCGAACTGCGGAAACCTGAAGTAACTTTCCTGATTTTGTTTTATAGATTTCGTTTTTTAAGACCATTCCAACTCTTTTTTTAGTTTCGCAATCTTTTTGGCTATCTTCAAATCCTTTAAATTTTGAAGGCGATTTAATTCCTCATTGATTTCAAAGATGTCTTTATTTCGTTCTTCCTTTGGGTATTTGTTCGTTAGAATATCAAACATCTCTAAGGTCTTTTTACCTAATTTTATTTCTGATTTTATTTTTTTGAGTTTCATCCTTAGTTTAGATTAAAAAGTTTCACACATCCCATTTCAACATTCATTTTGAAAACCGTTTCCGCATCGAAATACATTTTCTGATTAAGGAAAAAAGCGAAGTTTTGAGCGAAACTTGAAAGAGTTGCTGACTGGGTAATGATTCTTTTTTTGCTCCAAACCGCAAAAGGCATCGTAGAACGTAAGCTTGTTATTTCATTCAAAATCGCTTCGATTTCTAAGAATGAAAGGCTTTGGATTTCACCGTTGTAGTTCACATTTATTTTCTGTGAGGTGAAATCGTTTGTTTTTTCTGGAATTTCCATATCTTTGCTTTTTGATTATGCCTGCTCGGCGTTTTTAAAATTTGATTGAAACCACTTTTCGAGAAGTGGTTTTTTTATTTTCTCAACTTTCTTGCTTCTCGTTCTTCAATGAGATTCAAGTATCGGTTTACTCCTTGCTTTACCGTTTCGGGTTTAGATTTAGGGGCAACTAGCGCCCCTTCATCAAGCTTTTCCAGTATCTGGAGAAGCGGCTTTAAATGTTTCCGCAAACATTTTATGTCTTGTTCTGTTAGATTTACCATCTTGTTTCTCTTGGGCAGTTTTTAGCTTGTTCTTGAAGTGCTAAGTAGATTCTTTTAAAAAATGTCCTGATTGATTTCATATTTAGTTTGATTTGTTATTTTCCGATTCAAAAAATTGGCTTCTTTTCATTCCTAATTCCGTCTCAATGAGTTTTAAGCACCATTCTTTGGTGAGCGAATCATCATTATTGTTTATCCATCTAACCACCGTACTATCTGTAATGTTTTTTGGAGAGGCTAAAACGATCTTAGCTCTCATACGTGGCTCTCTTATTTTTTCTAAAATATTTTGTCGCATTCCCATTATGATTTATATTAATTATTATTGTTTGTGCCGTTGTACTTTCGCAAGTAATTAGTTTCTATTTCCAAAACTGCAACGGCTAATTTTTTCAGTTTATACAATTTTCGTTTCAGCCGTTCTACGAGGGGTATAAATCCCATAGGCAATTCGTTTTTTATTTTTTTTGTTCGATATGTCAAAGACCATTACATTTTATTCTTACATTTACTTAATATTTGTATTGAATAATTTTGTTAGGCAAATATATGTCGGTTATTCGACATTACAAAACAAATAAGTAGAAAAATCGACATTTTTTTTTATTTATTTCATATTCCATTAATTATGAGCGATATAGACGTAAGAGAAATAAGAAAAAAATTAGGACTAACACAATTAGCTTTTGCCAAAAAGATAGGAGTATCAAGAGATACAATAATAAATTATGAAAAAGGAGAAACTATTCCAGCATCAAAAATAGAAATGTTGAATAATCTACTTTTAAATAAAAAAGATGTTAGCATTTTAGAAATAATAGAACCTCAACAAGGCGTGCCTTATTACGATTTAGATTTCACGGCTGGATTCTTGGAGGTAACCAATAACCAAGGAACAAAGCCGGATTCGTATATTAATCATCCATTTTTTAAAGGATGCGATTATGTAGTACGAGCATCAGGACAATCAATGGCAAAGGTGATTTCTCATGGTGACGCAATAGGATTAATAAAGTTGAATAACTGGCAAGATTTTTTCCCTTTTGGCGAAATTTATGCCATTGTAACGAATGATAATTTTAGAATGATTAAAGTGATCACACAAGGAGATAGTGAAGAACACTATACATTAATAAGTAAACCAACTGACGGCAAAAAAGACGAATTTCCACCACAACAAATTAAGAAAAGCAGCATTTCAGCTATTTTCAGAGTTCAAGCTTCAAGCCATTTATTTTAAATTAAACAAATCAAAAATTATGAAGAAAATTACTTTACTATTTGTGCTGTCCATCGCTTTGTTTTCATGTTCAAAAAACAACGAACAAGTTGAAATTGCTAAAAATAAATTAAAGGAACAAGGAAAAGCTGATATAGAAATTCAAAGTACCAAGTTCGATGTAGTTGAGATGATTGATAAAGATGTGTATAATATTCTTTATTATAAAAAAAACAAAGCAATATTTGAAACAGTATCTGTTGGAGGTGATTATAAAGAAATGGAAAATGATTCTAAAAAACTTGCAAGTGAAATCAGAAATTCAAAAGGAGAAAAAAAGTTTTTCAAGGTTCATTTTTATAGACTTGCTGACAAAGATACCGTAAGTAATAGTATTTTATTTTTGAATGATAAGAATGAAGAAATAGGATTTGAATATTTAAAATAAATGACTCCAATTGACACTAAAATATTAGACTTAATTGATATACTTAAAACATTAGGCATCATTGAATATGCCAAAGATTTCTGTGAGGCAATAGGAATGCCAAAACAGAGCATTACAAGAATAAGACAAGGTAAGGCTCATTTTACGGCTCAACATATTGCAAACATTTGCAAAGTTTATAATATCAATCCGTTCTGGATTTTTGACACTCAAAAAAATGTTTTTAATAGTACTGAAATTCAATTAAATAAGGCAGTTAATCTATAAAATAGCAATGTACAAATAGTGTACAAAAACAATAATAACTCATTTTAAATTTGTTTGTAAAACGTTTAAAATCAGTCATGTAATTTATAAAAAGGCGGTATTATAGTTTCCCTCTTTCTCCGCAAAGAAAACCCGAAACGAAAGTTTCGGGTTTTTTGTTTTCAAGCCCACGCTAAAAGCTTGCTTTTATAATCGGGCTTGAAAACAAAAAACAAAGCAAAATTCACTTTGGTTCAGGTTTTCTTTGCACGGTTCCCCCTTCTGGGATCAACGGAGTTAATCCTAGAAAATTTAGTTTTCAGAACAACGTTATTAGCGGACTTAAAAACAAACAAAGCAAAATTCACTTTGGTTCAGGTTTTCTTTTGATATAGCAATTATAAATATTAATAAAACAAATATTAAAACAATTGAAGCTATTAAACCTGATCTAAACCGACAAACAGAGCAAGGAAAAGATGATAGAAGACAAGTAGTTGGCCCGCCAAATAAGCATAAACATCCTTCTTTAAAACTGCACAAACAGGAGCCTAAATATAAAGGTATTTTTTAATCTCTTTCGTAGCCTATCAATTTTCGATAGGCATTTTTGTTACAATTGTCCCGTCCTCAAATAGATTTGTCATTTTGGACACATCTCAAGTCAATTTGGCAACATTTATCATCTATTATATCTTGAACTTTGCATAGTTAAAAATAAAGATCTCACTATGCAAAAGACTATCTTCATCACCGGAGCCTCGTCAGGACTTGGAAAAACAACTGCCAAATTATTTCAGTCCGAAGGGTGGCATGTAATCGCTACGATGCGAAACCCGGAAAACGAAAAAGAGCTGACAAAACTTTCAAATGTTACCGTTATGAAGTTGGATGTAAACAACCCAACAGCAATAACTGAAACAGTAAATCAGCTACTTAAAAGTCATACTGTCGACCTTGTGTTAAACAATGCTGGGTATGGTCTGGTAGGTCCATTGGAAGCCCTAAATGATGAACAAGTTATAAGACAAATAAATACCAATTTGCTGGGTACTATCAGGGTAACAAAGGAATTTCTACCCCACTTTCGAAGACGGAAAAGTGGTTTGTTCATCAATATTACTTCAATGTTCGGTCTTATCGGCTACCCTACCTGCAGTATCTATGCCGCTACAAAGTTTGCGCTGGATGGATTTTCCGAGAGTTTAGCATACGAACTAGCTCATTTTAATATAAAAGTAAAGACTATTGCACCGGGTGGAATTCAAACAGATTTCGCTGGTCGTTCAATGGATGGCGGTATGCATGACGCATACAAAAAATTAGTAGAAAAAGTAAGCGAAGGATATAGTGAGGAAAAAGCAAGCCAGTTTTCAACACCGGAAAGTATTGCCGAAGTAATCTTTGAAGCAGCCACCGACAATAAGGATCAGCTACGATATATAGCCGGTAATGATGCGGTTGCCTTGTATAATGAAAGAATTCAACATGGTGCTGAAGAACAATATTTGACGATAAAAAAAATGTTTGATTTCAAATGAGAAATCCGCTTTCAATAACTTAAAAAAAATAAAAATGATAGTAATTACAGGAGCAACAGGAAAAATAGGCTCTAAAATCGCAACGATATTAATCGATAAAGGAAAAAAAGTCAGAGTAGTTGGAAGAAGCTCCACTGCATTGGAAAAATTACAATCACAAAGCACCGAAATTGCCGTTGGTGAAATGCTTGATGCAGCTTTTTTAACGAAAGCCTTCTCTAATGCTGACGCGCTTTTTTTAATGTTACCTCCAGATAAAGACACATTGGATTTTGGTGCATTGCAGGATGAAATCGGCAGGATACAAATTGAGGCAATTAAAAATTCCGGAATAAAAAATATCGTGTTCCTATCTTCTCAGGGAGCACACGATATAATTCATACCGGAACCGTTAAAGGCTTGGGCAGACAGGAAATCCGTCTAAATGAATTGGCTCCAGATGTCAACGTTTTAAGTTTACGTCCTGAGGCATTTATGGAAAACAACATCGAATCCTTAAAATTATTTAATACCATAGCCTCCCCTTTGCGCCCCGAAATAAGCACCGGATTGATTGCCACTGGTGACATTGCTGTTTTCGCAGCTGAGAAATTGGATAAACTCGATTTTAAAGGAAAAACTCATCAGTATTTGCTGGGTAATCGCGAGTATACACAAACCGAAGCTACTCAAATAATTGGGAAAGCCATCGGCCGTCCAGAGCTGGAGTATGTTCAATATTCTTATGAAGACTATAAAAACAAATTGTTAAGTGTGGGCATGTCAGAAAGCAGAGCAGATATGATTACTGAACGCTACAAAGCAATAA